TTCCTAGGCTTTTGAGGTCTATCAGGAGCTGCTGGAAAACCTTCTTCTTCCTGCATAACAGGTTGTTGAGGTTGCTGTCCAGCTGTTACAGGCCCTGCAGATGTATATCTGGGAGCTTGTGTTTGACCCAAGTGCTGTTCTAGCGATTGGGTAGCTTGCTTCTGTTTAGACAACTCATTCTGAAGTTGTGCAGCTTGAGACTGCCAATATTCAAATCTCTTCTCATCATTTTTTGCCTGATACTCTTGTTGAGCATCGGGCTGAGGTTGAACATTTGGTGTCTCAGCAGCTTTTTGAGTATCAGCAGCAACTTGCTCAGGCGTACGCGGAGGAGCTTCTGCTGGTTGTCTTTCACTTTCAGGCCCAAAAATTACGTCTTCAAACGAAATTGGTTTTTCGGAGCCAGTATCCTCACTAAAAGCATTTGCAGGGGTGTCCGCTACGGGAGCCTGTTGTCCTTGTGATTCTACTTGGGTATCCTTCATTTCTTCATTCATCTGGCATTTTCCTTATGTTTTGAGAGCTCGTACAAGAATAGAGGTGTCTCAGTTATGATTTATTGTCATTAGCTAAAGCCTTTTGGCCTGTGCCAATGTCTTTCTTGATATTTCGAAGTTCGTCATCAAGACGTTTTTCATAAACCCTACTTGCACTCTCCGCTTTATTCTGAGTTTTGTCAAGTGAGGTTTTAAACTTCTCAACTTCAACCTTCTTTCTAAGATTAACAGATTCACGGTCCCTAGTTTGTAGGTCTCCACGAAGCTTCTTAATCTCTTGCTGTGCTTGTTTCAACTGACCTTGCAGTTGTCCCACAGCATCTGTTCTCTTAAGTACTCCCTCCATATCGAATACTTCGGTTTTCTTAAGAACTTCAGTCTTGTCAACAATTCCTTTACTATATGCATCCATATAAAACTCAAGTTCTGCATAACGATTGCTAGGTAAGGTAGAACCTGCTACTACAATAACATCATACTTTCCTCGTGTCATATCATTTATAACGTGTGTCTCACCACTTTTATCATCATAAAGTCTTTTATTGATAACATATTCATTCATAGAATTATTAGGATTAACAAGTCTAAATATTTTTTCTTGGGTATATAATTGCTGTATTAAAGATATACACACAACTCCAAGTCTAGTAAGAGAACTTTCTATGTCTGCTAGTTTAGATTTAATCTTTCTTTGTCCAAACTCATCTAAAGATATTGTAGCTTTATATGTTTGAGGTGCTGCCGAAGCATTACCCATCATCATTTCATATAAACCTAAACAATGGTCTATATCAGACTTTGCAGTATTCTCATTATGGTAAAGCTCATTAGGTAAAGGTGTAGGTTGAATTGGAACAGGAGGACCATCAGTTGGGTCGTAAGGAATAGCAACCCCTGGCTGTGCCCATTTGTTCTCAAAATCATTCATATCAACTGAACCTTCTGGAACAAGTATTTTTGTATTTGTACTTGTTGTAGCGTGAGCTATTATCAAACTTCTAGTTTTATTTATAAATTCTTGCATTCCCTTAACCATTCTTATATCAGATACTGGATAAGGTGTTCTAGTATGAACATTGCAAATAGGTATTATTGGGTAATATTCACAAGGTAATATCCTACTATATAATAATGTATCTCCAATAATAACAGATTGACATATTCTTCTAACTGTAACGGCTACAGCTGATATATGTCCAGTTTTTACCAGCTCTATATAAGGAATCTGCTCTACTTGAGGAGGAGCTTGAGGCTTTGGTATAGTCTCAGGGTCATATCCTTGTTGTTGCATTTGCTGAGACTTTTGTTGATGTTGCTGCATTATCTGTTGTTTAGCTTGTTCTACTAAACCTCTAGCACTAGTTTCGTCAGCAACTATCTTTCCTTGTACAGAATAGGCTACTTTAGCTAAATAAGTACCAAGATACTCTTCCTCATTCATCAAACTCTCTTTGCCTGAGAATTTTTCAAATACCCTATACTTTTCTACAGTTGTCTTATAATACCTTTCAAAACCTCTTACATAATTCTTTTCTGGCATTTGGCCTACATCTTCTGGAAATTGAATATCGGTATCGCTAGTCCTATTAGTAATAGGCCTATTATCATCATAAGAACCGCCAGCATTCTTAATTTTCTTCTCATAGTTAGGATACATTTGATTTGCTTGGTCTTGTGTGAATAATCTTGATACTATAATACTTTCAGCATCATCAAATAACCTATCTCTCGAATTTGGGTCAACATAAACATCAAATGGGTCTAAGTCTTTAAACTTAACTTCACCTTTACCATTATCAGCCATAGGGTCTTGGTAAGCCATTATATATCCAAGTCCTGCCACATAATAATCGTCAATAGCGTTTCTTACCACATTTCTACCATCAGATATATCATATACGTATGACAGAAGATTACTCATAACATTAGCAACTTTTCTATCTGAATCCTCTCTAGGAGAACATCTAAAAGAAGGTCTATTAGCAGTTAACATAGCTTTGGCCGTTTCAACTGCAGGATGAAGTCTATTAACAACAATAGGAGCTTGTCCTCTAGACTTAAGAACCTTCATTTGTTCTTTAGTCCATTGTTTACCCATTCTAAACTCTTTATCTTCTTTAGCTTGGGTAGCCCAAGGCTCACGTCTTTGTTTATATGCTTCGTAAAGCTTCTTACATTCTTCTACTTGTTTCTTTGGACTTTTATCTGCCATAAATTCCTTAAATAGTTAACCAATCTATATCAATTTCTCGCTCTCTATCTATGTCCATTTTAACATATTCCTTTTGTCTACAAGGTTTATGCCCATCAAGAGCGGTCCATATTGCATCCATAACATCATCGTGCCTACCTTTTGGATAAGACAAGAACTCTTGTTGAGCTGTCATATCCTGAGGCCTAAAGTAAAACTGCTTTTTAGCAACCATAGGAACTAATGAGAGTAAACGTTCACTCTTTCTATTACGAGGCTTAACACCTCTTTCAAGACCAGGAATATAGATATCTTCTTTACGCATCAAATCACGTGTTGCTGCTCTTAATGCTTCCTGATAAGCTACTGTTTCTATCTGCATTCTCCTAGGTTTAAATTTTTTATAGGTATCAACTACCAATCTTGGTTGTTCGGCAGGTGAAATCCTTTTCCTATATATATCGACAATGTACTTATTATTGTCGTGGTCTACTGCTATTGTTGCTATTACAAAGAAATCCGCTTGAGCTGACAAAGAACTCGCTGGGTCAACTCCACTATAAAGCTCTACTGGTATAATCTTCTCTTCTCCACCTACATTCCTTACTAATACATTTTGACCATCTCGCCTTTCATAGTCATAATGATGTAGTTGTATCCAGTCTGGCTTAAAAGGTGCTGAATCTGGAGACTGAGCAACATTCATATACTCTTGGTAAAATCCATTGATATTACCTACAGATTCAAATTCCTTTTTTATTTCAAGAATCCTTGACTTTGGGAACCTTTCTGGCCATATACTCTTTTCATCATCATTCCAAATAGAATACCATAAAACATTCCAAGAAGAAGAGCCTTTTACCCAGTAAAGAAAGCAATCTTCAGATATTACCGTACCTATCATACAGATTTTGCCATCATCAGAAAGGGATGGGATTACTGCTTCCGTCATCCATTTCCTATTTTTAGCTCTTGCTTCTCCAGTAAATGCATTTAATTCAGACTCAAAGTCATCTACTATTATCAAATTAGGTCTAGTATCACCTTCGATGAATCCACGCACTCTTTGTCCAGTTCCAACCGCTACTATACGTGCTCCATTCGCTAATATCACATCAGTACTTGTCCATCTCTTTGCAGTATTCGGTCCCATATCTCCAAATATTTCCCTGAATTTATCAGAGAACTGCAAGTGATACTTCAGCCTAGATAAGAAGTTTATCGACTGAGCTTGTGATTCTGATATAATAACCATAAACAAGTCTTCATCAGTCTTTTTAAAAGCTATCCTCCATAACGGATATATTAAAGTAGTGGTTGTACTCTTTGCTGTTCCACGAGGAGCTGCTATTGCAACCCTTCTTTTACTATCATCTTTAAGTGCAGAGTAAACCTCGTTATGAAAAGGAGGCGTATCCTTCTTTAATGCTGTCGGGAAGCAGTACTTCCCAAACAATCCCATATTGTCATAAAGCTTCTTTAATGCCTGCTTTTGCTCATAAGCCTCTTCATAATCCACTTACTCAGAGTCCTTTTCCTCAACTGTAGTCTTTGTGGCTACTAACTTAACTTCTTCTTCTCTTAATTCATCAATAAGCTTAGTATTAGTAGCTTCAAGCTTTTCAGTAGTCTTTACAAGATGCTTATCTTTCATTCCGTGCATATCTTGTAAATTGTCTACAGCACGCATTAAATTAGTTATATCTTTCTTGTCCTTGGCTAAACTTATAGTTTCCTCAAGGAGCTCCAGCGTATAACCCTCTGTTAAACCTCTTTCGCTTAAAAGGTTAGATAATTCCTCTTTCATCATATTTTTAAAGGCCTCCGTTCTAATGGTCCTTTTATATCTTCTTCTTTCACTTGGAGTTACTGCTCCAAAAGTAATGTCAATCGCTAAATCGGCATTGTAATTACTAGTTATATAAGAAAGAGCTAAATTCTTAAACTTATCAGAATTACACTTTACCTCGTGCCAAGGCTTCCCAGTAAAAGTAGTGTTTGTTCGTCTACCTTTTGCAAGAAGTTTCTTTCCAGTATACTTAGTATTGAAAAAAGTGTACCCCCAAGGGAACCTAATGTATACATTATGAAAACCTCTATTCCCTGGGTATTCAACTTTATTAATGACTTTTGCAACATATTCGTCATCTGATAAGGCATACTCTCCAATTTTAGCATCTTTCCAATATACATAATCTATTTCATCTTTTTCAGCCTCTTCTTTTCTATATACTGTATAAACCTTAGGATTCTTACCCTTATTATGGTTTATAGTTACTTCATACATAGTTCAAAGTGAGGGAAATCATCAAATTTGTTATCATCAACTTCAAAGTTCATATTCCAGTCTCCTCCCCAGCGAAGAGTAATATCCATCCCACGAGCCACCCCAATGACGAACCCAGCAAAAAGGTGGAAACGTTCTCTATCATCCCAGTCAATAGGGTAAGGAACGACATCAACAGCGTTACTAGGGCTAGCATTATGCCTACCATCTGGGTAACGTACTTTAGTCTTTCCTTCTTCATATAGCTTATTCTGTCTTTCTTCGCTGCGATGTCCTTCAAGAACACTACAATCTACGTGTTTTATCACCTCATTGAAAACAGCTTGCAACTGTTCATCACAGGTTGCAAGGTTTTCTCTTGATTTTCTTCCAAATTTAAAAGCCATTAGTCTCCAAATGCTCCTTATATCCTTGGGTATCCCAAAAAGATGTAGAATCACCATCATAATTCAGTCTTGCTAACTCTCTACTATTCTCACTATCAATTAATGATTGGTTGAGATTCCATTTAAATACTAAGCCATTTGTGTATGGCGTGTATGCTGGATTAGTTATATCAGTCTCATCTTCTATAGTAGACGCAGATAAAACATTGTTCCATATCTTTATGTCATCATACTTCCCTGTAAAATGAGTATTCGACCCTGACCCTAATTCTGGTGTTGGCTTAGTTAAACCTATATAAGGACTAATACCGAGTCTAAACTGCTGCTTTGAAGGGACGGAACCAATTTGAACCCCCATAGGGTTGGCACTAAAAGTACTACTTGTAATCTCCTCAAAGTGGTCTGTAGGACCTGAGTTTGGTGTAGGGTCTGTTTTTCTACAATACATCTTAATTTCTACCTCAGTAGCACTATTCTTGTAAAAAGTCCAATAGCAGTCAAACCAAGCTGTAGCACTCCAAATACTACCCATTATATTACTTATTTGCTCTTCTGCATAACCAGTACCATTAATCGTAGTTTCAACATAAAACCTTCTACTACTAGTTACAGCTATCATACCCATATCGAGGAAACTATTGTTAGCATAAGCATCAACGTTTCCAAAAGTAATAAGACTTACCTTTTTGCCTTGATAAGCATTCTGAGAAGGTACTTGAAATTTAAGGTTTACAGTTAAACCATCACCTATGTTCTGCAGGGCATTTAAAGCAAAGTTATGACTCTCTAGATAATCAGCTTCTTGTAGCTTATAACTGTAATCTTGAGGACCTCTTAAGGTGCTATTAAATAGAACACCTGCCTGAGCTGAACTACTTAAGCTGGCTCCCATCCCCATTCTCATCTATCCAAAGTATCCTATCAATATTCCTTGAGATAATGTAACTTCCGTCCATCTGCCATAAATAGTAAGACCTATGGCCAACTCTGTACCTGTCCCTATATCTGTGTGTGTAGGGAATAAAGAGTCTTCTGGCTTTAAATCTGATATCTTTGCGGGGTCTATTACTGTAAATGCTATAAATACGCCTGAATCGGGCGAAACAGCACTACCTGATGTAACTATCTTAGAACCTGCTTGACCTAAGGCTAAAGAACCTGCCTCTGTGGGGGTATATTTTACTCTTGATGCCACTATAAGTCTCCAATAAGCCTAAATTAACGTTAAAAATCCTTGTAATATACGGATAAAATGTGATATAAGTCAAGTTTTTTAAAAAAAATATATAAAAAAATTATATGAGTCACTTAAGATATCGTTAAGACCTTCATAACGACTCGAAGAGCTGTTTAAAATATATGTGTGTAGAATCGTTTATTTCGTTATGAGATATCGTTATACGATGTGTGAAATTTAAGGGTTTTTGGGGGTAAAAGTCAAGAAAAAAATACACTTTTGAAAAATTTATTCTAGAATGGGTGTGTGAGATATACATTCATACCTACCCCCTCAATTTAAGGGTGTCCACTTTATGGCCACCTTAAATTTCAGGAGTAGCTCAATGATATCAATCCCCCTCTTGCTTTGGTAGTAAGTATGCACAGATACTCACTACCACTCGAATAAACTCGTAAACACGACATCGACACCCTGTGCCTCTGTCTTTGTCACATCGTAAGGAGCTATACATATGAACAAGTTCATACTTAATATCTCATCACTCTTCAACAAGTTTTCTCGCATCCCTGTCTTGGATTACTCTGGTAATCCCAAGCCTGGTATGTTCGAGAATGGTCCACTTTCTTGTCAGAAAGTTGACATCTGTATTGAAGGCCATCCACAAGTGGAAGACCTTATCAATACAAAGACTTTCGGCAGTCTGTTCCAGACAGGCCAGATGGTCTTCAAGGATGTCACTTCCTTACACGAAGCGGTATCGAGTCAATACTCGAGACCTAGTGACCCATTGTTGACAAGTTCAGTTCGAATATCTTTCGACTCCGATGGAGCCAGGAAAGAATCGAAACTGACCAACACTAAAGACACGGTCTTTAGCTTGGCTACACCTGATAAGCCTATCAGGCACGCCCAAGCCAAGTCAGATAAACGAGACATCTCGTTCATCAGCCTTGTTGTTCGTCAGCCTCGTGAGAAAGCAACTGTAGTCTTCGACTAAGTTGTTCCTCATCGTTGAACTTGAAATCCCTGCACACCTTAGGGTGTGTGGGGATTTATCTTTTGTGTATGTATGAATTAACTGTATTTTTATGTGTATCATACACATAGTATGTATTTTAGTTCTTTATTGAAAGGGGAAATAACTGTATGTTTAGCACATTTAAAATGTTATTACTTGGTAGATGTAAGTCTCACTCGCACTCATCTTTATCACCAGCACAGATGATTAAGAATCGCTGTAATGCTATGATAGGATTATGTGTTTCACTTATTTTCATAACCACATTGATATGTTTATTTCTGTATTGTATCGATGTAATTTTATGGTTTTGGAACTGATTTAGCTGGAGGTAACCTGACCTAGTCAGGCTGAGCTGAGTGAGTGAGAAAGGTAAAGAGGTAGTTTGAATTGGGAGTAAGTATACTACTAACAATGTTGAAGACTACCTCTTATTACCAGAGTTTATTGTTTTTTTAGTTTAAATTAAATAAAGGAGGTTTATATGCCTTATCATCCAGTAACAGGAAAGACTATTACTGAACGAGAAG